AGTGTATATTTTAATTTTTTTAATTTTTCTTAGTTTGATTACTTAATTGACAACGGTTGTAATAGTCCATATTTCTCATAATTTGACGAGTCGATACACCTCCTCGTTTCCACGATTCCATGTTATTTTCGGGAATAATATGGATTGGATTTTGCACATTCTCTCGTAATTTTTTCACTTGAGGTGTGTAGATGTGATCCTTGAGTAAACTTACACCCGATAAAACATTGCACGCTCTATGACGTTTCGTACCGTCACCTGAAATCAAATACGATTCATTGTTGACATCATAAAATCCTCGAACATACGGGGTGGTTAATGTTAAACGAGTATTCAATTGATGAATGTTGTTTAAATTTGTCAATTCATGAAATCGTAAATACGAGTTGTCATCTACTAAACAACCATCACGACCGATAGAACCTTCTCCACCCGAAAAATTAATACCCACTTGACTGGTTTGTACTTCACGGGCAGCTGGTTGACCACATTCTTTTTCATAAAAGTTTTCTAATTTGTACACACCCGGTTCCAACGATTGAGCATTGTCTATTTGTAACGCTTGTTTATCATCTTGAAGGTGACTTAAGAGATGTAGTTTCATGGATGAATCAACTTGAGCACTCATGGTCTATATATTTATACTAGATATTATTTTTATTTGTAAAACTCGATCAATCGGTTTTCAAATAATCTAAAATAACAGTAAATGATTCATCGGGTCTGACTTGTTGTGTAGAGTGATTTTATGTACGTTTGAATAAGTTAATTTGAAATCAACTTGAATGTATATACAAAACTTTGGATGAAATTTCTAAGTATCCGGTTATTTGAAAAGAAACTTATTGGTCGGTGGTTTGTGAAAACAAAACAGTCGCAAATTAATCGTGTGGTTGATCTAGCCAATTTTGATCATTGTGGAGCGTGTGGTAGTATTGATCAAATTTTGCAAGATGTCAAACGAAAACGATCTACAAATCGAGTGTAAGTATTGTTCCCGTGTGTGGAATGGTCATGCTCAATGTGATTGCTTTGGGTGGGTGGAATCCCAAGAAATTGAAGAATCTCCTAAACCTGTTAGACAACGAAACTATACCTATCCATCTAAGATGATTCGAAAAAAAGATGGACGGTTGAAACGGAATTGTCTGAAACAAGCTCGTTTGTGGAGACAAGATATTCAAAAGAATCATCAGAGTATTAAACTATACAATCAATTGAAATTAGAGAATGTATGGTTGAAAGATCAAATACAACAATACAAATCAGCCTTAGAAACATGGATTCAATTAGCTCAAACAAAATAAAGATGATGAATGGATACTCTGAATTGATACAAGATAAAAATATAGTTATACAATAGATGACTATTTTTTATCTATGTTTACTGGTACTCGTTTCCTTGTATTTACTGTCGAATGTGATTGAACCTTACGAATACGAAACAAAGTTTACACAAAATGACTTGAAATTTATTCCGTATTCAAGTTCACCCGATACCAATGCCTTGAACAATTATGTGATTCGTGCGGTCAAACTCAAGAAACCGTACTTGATGTCAAGTATTTTAGATGCGAATCGAAACTACAATACTCACAGTGTCTTTGAATTTCCAACCAATGATCCAAGAAAAAGTGTTCATGTGAAAGACTTTGATATTGGAAAAAATTACCATCAACAGTTTCGACCTATCCTAACTCATGATAAAGATAGACAAACATTGTATGAAAATGAAACAAAACTGGATCATCGTAGAATCAATGATCCGTTTGAAGTTGAAATGGATCCTAAACATTTAGAGTCTACTATTGATTACAATCCAAGAGATCCTCATGATTCATTGAATACCCTTTTGACAGAGAAAATATATCGAGGTCAATTCAAACCTGGACAACTGTTAGAAACCTATGATTATGATCAATTTGGAAAACGGTTTGAATGTCCCTGGGGATTTTCACTCGATACATCGAAACTTGACCGTTTAAGACACAAAAACTACACGGATGCTGTATCTGAAGTATGTCGTTTACGTTAAAGTTTCGGTAACCATAGTTCACATTCCCACATATATCGTTTCAATAAATAACAACGTTGGGGTTTTTGAGGATACAATAAAAGATCCGGTTTGAATGGTTTAGTTAACAAATGATGACTTTGTAAAGGTAACACCGTTTGTAATTGGATTTCTGGTTCAATCGGTTGTGAGTGATTCTGAATACAATACTCATCGTGTTTCAGAGACTGAATCACATCTTCTAATGACGGGGCATAATGATAATCATATGAGAAATCCCATTGACTACAGCCTTGTAAATAATAATGAAGTGTCCATAATATAGATTCGACATACTGTCTTGACATAGATCGAATTGAACGTTGTAAATGGATTGTACGTTTGGGATCTATTTCATGATGAATTACATAGGCGTAATATTTAGGTTTCCAAGTTGACATGTCTTGAAAGATTTGTTTTTCAATGGTTCTTTGTAAAATAGGTGTATGAACCACCATGTCCCTTTTGTCTTTGGTTTGTTTATCGACTTGTCTCATTTTCCGTTCTTGTTTTGTACGGATATGCATCATGTGACTCAATCGTTTCGTTTCTGTTTCACATAAGTTAGTTAGAAATTGAATCAACGAGGAGAGACACACGAAATGAGGCAAGGTTTGATCCACGAGTCGAAACGTTCCACCTGATGATTCACACAAAGATTTGTAGGCTGTTTGAATTTCATGCAATCCACCGTATCGTAAATGTAACGATGGACTTGGTTTTACAAAATCATTGCCAAGCAAAAAGCAGATAAATGAATAATCTAAGATAAGTTGTGTTTCAGAATACGCATAGATAGAGGGACGGATCTGTTGACAAATTTGAGTTTGTAAACTAGCTATATCTAGAAAAATATAGTTTGAATTAGATTGTTCTATATTGTATTCTGTGGTTTCTCGAAGTAAATAAATGGTTTGACAGGGGGATAGCATAGATAACATGATCAAATCAGCATCTAATCCATAGACAACCGTAGATGTATCTTTGTGATGTTTGAGATGATCAAATATTTTGTGTTCACCTTCTCCAGGTTGTAAACACCCATCCAATTGGGTTTGAATCGATACGGTTTCACAATACACCAGAATCTTTGTTTCTAAGGTGTCCATAAATCGAGTTCCCGGTGTAATTGCATTTGTATCCCAGGGTTTGGATTCTAAACAAGACAAAAAGCGTCTGGATCGTTGTTGTAGTAATTTAGGTTTGGGACAAGGTCCATCAATCGCGATGTAAAGCAATGATTTGGGCTTTACAAAATGATAAATATGATCAATTGTTTGAATGATGTTTTCAATCATTTGGGTTTCCTCGGTTTCTCCTCGACAACAGGGATGAATCAAGCAATTGGTATCTAAATACAAATGATCTATTGAAGTAGGTAACGTTTCTAAACATAAAGACGTGTAATCTTGTATGCATTGTTTGAAATAAACAGGAATACCCATTGGTTTACTGTATCTTAACGTATAATGTTTATATACATACCAGGTAAATCATCACTTAAAGTTAGAGTAGGGAATACAGATATACAATGATCATTTATTTTGATTATCAATCTGGTTTTATCTTTGGTGACCTGAATCGACAATTAGTGTATGAAAATGGAACCTATTTTTGGGATCAAGCGACTCAAACCTCTGGACCCAAATTGATTGAAAAAAACAGCGATACCTTATCTTATGATTCCCAAGGCAATATTTATGTAAATCAATCGGGAAGTTACTATGTTTGGAAACAGTTATCCAATCAAGTCTACAATTTTGAATTAGATAATTTGTCTTATCGTCAACAACTCAAATACGGAATCCAAGATTTTTCAACGATTCCTGATTTTACAGTCCATGCTTCCCATACATTGACTAGTTTAGAACCAAGTCAAAAGGAACAACATAAACACATGTATCGTGAGAAAATTGCAGATCGATTAGAATCGTTGACTTTACAGCATTACAAAACTTTAAGTTTAGAGCAATTAGATTTATTGTTAACTAAAACGATCGATTGTATGTATCGTTAAATTTCAAGGCGACACGTTGGACAACTACGGTTGATTTTAAACCACGACTGTATACAAGACAAATGATAACAATGATAGCAGGGTAAACGAATAATTTTTTCTTTTTCCGTAAACTCATTCAAACAAATTGTACATTCAGATACACAAGAATCCTGATCATAGTTTATTAAAGATATTTTACTTTTTGTTTTGTTTCTATTTGTATTACGTAAAGGGTCTCGATTACCTGAATCTCGATTACAACATCGATTGAAAAGTGAATAGAATCTTTGATGACAACAAGCCAAATACACAGGACAACACAGAAGACTCCAAGTGAATAAATTAAACCATTCAATAGGTTCATTAACATGAGTTGTATTTGTCTGAATGGATTCGTCCATTTACTTTATTCACAGATAAAAAGTTCAGGTATATAAAAAAAATAGGAGTAATAACAATAAATGTCAACAGAAAACATAAGTGTGATTCAAAAAGAATTAGAAGGGTTTTCTGAAGTCAAATTACCGTATCCATTTACATTAGGAGATACAATCAAATACATTACTTTGTGTGATGAGACTGAAAAGTTTTATTTTGGAGGAAACTTTGTCAAAATGGGACAAGAACGAATTGTTTTAAGTCAAGGAGGCAAACAGTGGTCATTTCAAACTAAGATCCGAGATGATCAAAATGATGTCATCTATATCAGTCGTATCTTTTTGAAACAATCGAAACAATCTATGGAGGGAGGATCTCAAAAGGATTTACAAAAAACAATTGAGGCTCAACAACTTATCATAGAAAAGATGACGCATATGATTCACAAATTACAAACAGCTAATGAAAAATACAAACAAGCTTTTGATACTATGAAGAAGATTCGGTAGTTTGTTTACTGGATTGTAAAAAATATAAAATCGTTTGTTTTGATTTTGTATCAGAAGGTTTCTTTGGTTTGAGCATTGATTTTCCAAAAATCATAGAGTATGGAGGAATGTTTTCGTTGGGTTGTTTAGGTTGATTCATGTAACTACCTATAGTCAGTTATGTTTAGGTTAGAATCAAAATATCTAAATCATACATAGATGAGTCAATATTCTGAATTACCGGTATTTGAAGAAGACAAAGAAACATTAGAAACTTACTTTCAAAAAGATACGTGGACTTTGTTGTATTTCACAGCCAGTTGGTGTGGTCCTTGTAAACAGGTCTATCCTAGTTTGTGTGCATTGAATGATAAATTACCGTATGTGACGATAGTGAAAGTCGATATTGATGTGAATACAGACACAGTCGATCAACGAACTATCCGATCGGTACCTCATTTTGAATTGTATGTGAAAGACACCTTATTTGGAACATGTTCCGGAGCAGACATTCTTCAAGTGGCAGATTTACTTAGTCGTTGTAAACAATCTAAAGATAATGAACGACAGGGGAACAAAGATGAGTGACAATGCCGAGGAAAAAACACTATTAACCTACAGTTTTGATGATCTAGGTATCCACGATACCTTATTACGAGGAATTTATTCGTATGGATTTGAAACTCCATCCGATATTCAATATAAATCTATACCTATAATGAATAATGGAAAAGATTTGATTGCTCAAGCTCAATCAGGTACCGGTAAAACGGGATCATTTTTGATCGGAACGTTGAATCGAATTGAAGAGAGCAAAAAAGATACCCAAGCGATTGTAGTTTGTCCAACTCATGAACTTGCCATTCAATGTGATAGTGTATGTCGTGAATTTACAAAATACACCCAAATTACACAGAGTTTGGTGATTGGAAAAACAAGTGTTCGAGACTGTATTCAAGAGTTACGAAGAAATCCACAGATTGTGATCGGTACTCCGGGAAGATTATTGGATATGATTCAAAGAAAAGAGTTGTTTACATCTGAAATCAAAACCTTTGTGTGTGATGAGGCTGATGATATACTGTCGATGGGATTCATTGATACTATTTCAAGTATTATTGGATGTTTACCGAAAACAACTCAGATTTGTTTGTTTTCTGCTACTATACCCGAAGAAATGCATGAGATTACCTTAAAATTTATGAATCAACCTGAAAAAATCTTAATTGACCGTGAACAATTAACGTTAGAAGGAATCAAACAATTTCATATTGCTTTGAAAAACTACAATTGGAAATTTGATGTGTTGAATGATTTGTATGAAACCTTGAATATCACACAATCTATTATTTATGTAAATTCAAAGAAAACGTTGACTTATTTGTATGATAAGTTGTGTGAAAACAAATTCCCCGTGTCTTACATTCATGGAGATATGGATTCTCGCGAACGAAAACGAGAAATGAACGAATTCAAATCAGGAGCCACACGTATCATGTTATCAACGGATTTGTTAGCTCGAGGAATTGATATTCAACAATTGTCACTTGTGATCAATTTTGATTTACCGAACAACCGTGAAACTTACATTCATCGGATTGGACGAAGTGGACGGTATGGACGAAAAGGCGTTTCCATTAATTTTGTGGTAGACAATGAAATGGAGGATTTACGTGGATTAGAAGAATATTATGATATCAAGATACCACCCATGCCTGAAAACATCAAAGATTATTTAAGTGTTTAAAATGAGGATAAAATATAGTTCTTACAAGTATTATGGATATCAATATAAAAGGAGATACAGATGATAAAAGTATAACGTTTGATTTGAATGATATATCCAATGATGATATTATGGGTATTAGTTTGTTAGCGGATCCTAATAAATCCAAAGAACCTTCAGATGATGGAAAATCAAAAGAATCTCCCAAGACATCGTATGCGAGTGAAGATTACAATTTGTTTGACACACCGAAAACAGATCCAATAGATGCATCGACTAAAACTATTGATGTACCCAATATCCAAGTTGATCCCTTACCCAA